CCTGGAACCCCAGAAATTCCCGCTACCCAGGATATGACCTTCGGTGGCTTGCGCAGGCTTCGGACTTCCCTATTGGATAGGGTCAGAGCCGCAGAAAAGGGGACAGTGGTAGCGGGCCAAAAGGGGTTAACTGCTACTGAAATTAGTGCATACCGAGATACGGTTACGGCCATTGAAAAGGATCTTGCCGATTTTGCCAAGAAGAACCCAGAAGTAGGCAAGTTGTATGATGATGCTTCCGCATTCTATAAAGATAAAGTAGTCCCATTCAAGGATGACGCTTTCGGTAAGGCTCTGGCTGATACCGATGCCACCGCCGCAGCCAAGTTATTCAAAACTAAAGACCCCGCAGAGCAACAGCGGTTCTTTAACATTCTCCCCTCTAAAGGCCAAAAGGCTGTGCGTTGGGGGCTTATGGAAGATGCGCTGAATGCAGGGGAAGTCACCCAGGGCGGGTCTATGGGGCGCACGTTCAATGCGGGCAAAGTTGCTGATGTGCTAGATCAATATCACAACAGGGGAACCATGAAGGTGGCCTTCCCTGGCGGGGAAGACAGCCGGATTTCTCTGGGCATGGCAAAGATCATGAGAACCGTGGCTGGTGCTGACGTTGCCAGAGGCACTCCTCCCATGCAAACGCAATTGCGGGAATTGGTTCAACCCACAGTCATGGGGGTCGCCAGTAAAGCATATGACTGGATGAATAAAGAGAATGCGCTGAAGCTCATGACTGACCCGCAGGGGCGAGTGTTACTTCAAAGTGCCGCTCATTTGTCTCCCAAGTCCAAGGAATATGTGAACTTAGTGACCAGCCAGATCCCGAAGGTCTTGGGTATTGGCGCAACCAGAACCCTTGGAGAAAGGGCAGACCGATGAGTGTTTACACGCAATTCAATCAACAGCGCGAAGCTCAGATCCGGCAGACCTTTGACGCCAAGATGCACAAGATTGACCAACTGAAAGCCAAGTCCCCCAAGGAAGGGGAGGCTGAAGCCGCTTGCCGTGCCAAACGGCATGAACTTCGTGTTGCTGCCGCAGAGGAGTTCTGCGATGCGCGGCGTATTCTAAAAAAGACCTACCAGCCATACACGGAGATGAAAGATGGCAAATAACCCCGGCAGCATCTACCCACAATTCATGCAGATGAAGAAGAACCAATTCAAACATTCTGTGAACAAGCAGATGATGGGCTTCGCCGCCAAAGCCAGGACCAAGAAACAGGTCCAGGGGGATACCCCTGATCCCGATGCTATGGACGAAGCCAATGCCCAGACCCGCACCTTAAAGAAGATGGGGGCAAACGCCTACAAGGGTGATATTGATGCGCTGACAGCGGCCTATGGCACCTATGACCAGGGTGATTCCGGCACCTTTGGTGCGGGTGGTGGCAAAGGTGGCACGTTTGGGGGTAAATGATGCCATATAAGAGTTTAGCGCAGGAAGGCTACTTCCATACTCACAAGAAGCAATTAGCTGCACAAGGAGTTGATATCTCCGAATGGGATGCGGCAACGAAGGGGAAGCACCTACCAAAGAAAGTGAAACCAAAGACGCCCAAGGGGAAAGGACACAAATGATGACGGCTGATAACAAAGTTATATTCAACGAAATCATCGTATATGTCTTTGTGGGCCTATTTTGTGTATCAACCGGATTGGTTGGCTGGCTTTGCCTTAAAACCGTTGATCTCAGCGAAAAGAGCACGGCCATTATTGAACAGAACAAGAATATGGAATCAAGAATGGCGGAATTCAGGCAGGAACTTCAGGAGTACCGGGATGTCAGGGCCAAGGCGCTGGACCGTATCACTTATCTTGAAATTGCCGCAGCGCGGCACGGATGGGAAATCAAATGAGTCACACCTATTCTGAATCCACGGGTATCTGGACCTACCCAGACGGGACTACCGCGCAGGGGTTCTCTGGGAATAACGAAGTCGGTCAGGATATGAACAACCCAGACTCGGAATTTATCAAGGATCATGGCCCCATCGTCCAGGGCTGGTACACCATTACCGGGCCATTCGATCTGCCCCATCTGGGCAAGGTGGTGTTTAAACTGATACCCGATGCAGACAACGATATGGAAGGTCGCGGAGGGTTTGACGTTCATGGGGCTGAAGCGGCCCACCCTGAGTTGTCCAGCGATGGCTGCGTGATCCTCGGGCTTCCCTATCGTCAAGCCATTGCGGATTCCGGGGATACCCGCTTACAGGTGGTGGCATGATCCAACCCCTCGCTCTTGCATTCATGCTGTCTTCCTCACCCCTTGCGGCAAAAGATATGGCATTGATCCTGCCCCCCGGAGATTCTGATCTCCAGCGTGACCTAAATGCACTATATACATATATTGACAAAGAGATTCGTGCTGCCAAGGCCCGTGGTCAGCATGGGCTATTAGTGAATATGGAAGATCCTGAATTCTCAGAAAAGGGTTTTAGCGAGGGGATGCAAGCATTGCTTTCTATGCTTAGCAATCATTACAAGAAACTTGGTTATATCGTTTCCTTCTCCCAGTCGGGCCACAGTGCCATAATGCGTCTTCGCTGGGGAATCGAGGCATGAATAGCCCGTGTGCAACGTTTGTAATCCGTATAACTATGATCTAGCAGGGGAAATGTCATGTGGCAACTGGCCTGGACCATTATCAAACGATGCGGAAGTGGATTTGCGTCTTTGGGAGATGCAACCAGCCAAGTTATTGAAGCTCGGCTCTGGGCTTTCATCGGGTATGTGGTCCTGGGACTCGGAATGATTCTGGTGGAGTTTATTGAGACTCACCGGATCAACACGGTTGCGCTGGGGATCATGGGAACCGCTTGTGCCCTGACCACATTCTCTATCCCGAAGCCCCAGTGAACTACTAATTCACTACTATGCTAGTAGTTTGGTAGATCACCCAGGAAAGTCACAACTCTCCCTCCGCAAGTGACCAGTTGGCGACTGGTTCATTCTTACGGAGAAAGAGTTAGAGATTCTGGGCCTAGACTGAAACGCAGAAGCGGATCACCCGAGGTTCCTTGCGTCCTTTGAGGTTGGTAGGGCATAGCCCAACAGGGTTGCCGGTCACTTGGTACAACCCCCCTTTCTTCATGGTCGCTGCCATGAATTTAACCCAAACCCGCTCTCCCCAAGTGTCTCCCGACGCCTGATTCGTGACGGTGAGGCCAGGGCATCTCTGGCTGTGTTTACGGGCAAAAGGACTTGCCGGTGTAATCACCTGGGGGCCATCCCAGTCGGAGTGCTTGGACCACAAACCACAAGACTGCCGATATTTCGGCACTTTGGGGTGCCGGGTCTTGCTTTTGTGTGAGAAATGGATTACCATTCAGTTGTCCTAGCAGACAAAGGGTAATGCAAAAATTACCCACCCGCAACCCCCCAACCTAAAATTGGGGGGTTCTTGTGTACATAAAAATCCCCCGCCTGCGAGTTCGGGGGATTCGATGGGTATAGCAAATTTTAAGGTTTCCGGTTCTTCCTGGTTTCCGCCAGATATTCCGAATCGCCCTGCACCTTGTCGTAGTAGCCCCCAACCTCCGGGGATTCCTCAATCCATTCCTCGGCCATGGGGTTGCCATCAGCCTGACGCTTGCGGGCCTCGGTAGCCGTGGCATGACGCTCATCACGGGTGCGCTGCAAGACCGCTCCCAGTGACCCCGGTTCGATCTGGGTTTTGTAGCTATCTACGCCAATGCGATTGGTCTTCAAGCAGGGTACCGTACCGGGTTTGATGGGGAAGATTTTCATTTGTGGGACCATGATCGGGCGTTCTTGGCGAAGACAGCTTGCTTCTTTGTGGCCGCTGAAACCTTTGCCCCTGGCTTGCTATCCTTGGCTGCAAGTTTGGCAACCGTAGTCCCAGCGGCCTTGGCTTTCTTGGTAAACAACCCTTTGTGGGATGCTTTGATCTTGATCACTTGCAAGCCTTTGCTGATTTCTTGCCAGCATGTTCCTTTTTCTCAAACTTGGCGAAGGCTTTCTTCCCCATCTTGCCCTTGCCCTCGGCCTTCTGTTCCTTCTTGGTTTCCTTGTCCTTCATCATCCCCTCCGGGTTCGTGATTTGCACCAGGATTGGCGCTTCTGATACCAAGCATAGTATCGCTTACCCCATATAGCAAGGGAACGGATGCATATGCCAGCCAGAAGACCCCAAAAGAAATAAATTATTTTAGGCATAGTGCTCCTGGACAAAATCAATTCTTGGGACGATGGCCGGGGCGACCAAGTGGCCTCCCGGTCCTTCTCCGTGCGTTCTTGCGTTCCTGTTTGGCCTTCTTTACGCAGTCCGGGCATGTGCCTCGCTTCGACGTGGGGCCCTTCTCAAAAGTGGCCCCGCACTGATCACATGGAACTTCGACTGATCGCATGAACCGCCAGGGGGACTTGGCCCGGTAGCAGTCGTCGCACACTTTCTTGGTCATGCTGTGAGGCCCTTTGGTGAAGGGTTTGCCACATGCACAGCGACACTCCACGGGTTTCATCGTTTCCAGTTTTTCCCTGTTGAGCCTGCGTGTTGCCTCCTGGGCCGGACGACGCGGGGCATTCAACGTCCTGCCCCTGGCGTTTTCCCCCTGGTATCCCAGGATCGGGGATGTCCCATTATCCCACCGGACCTTTTGTGCCCTGGAGATCTTTTCCCTTGATACAGCAGGGATGAGGCCAAAAGTCCATGGGATACCGTAACGATCACGGTAGGTGTCGGCACTGACTTCGTGGACCTTCAGGAGATGAGTTGCGAGGGCCTTGAGTTTCTTTCCGCAGAGCAAACAGACGATGTGCTCACCCCCAAGGTATTCGTTCACCTGGGCAATGGTCGTGAATGGCTCTCTGACCGGGAAGGCTTCGAGGGTTTCGGTCGCCTTCGACTTCCGGCGCGGGGCCTTCTGCGTCGTGGCTGGGCGATTCCCCTTTCGGGTCATGGATGGCACTGTTGATCCCCTGGGTGGATAGTGGACAGTTATGGTTCGATGGGGACCACGATGGTCTTGTGGGTCTTGGCGCAGTCGCGGCAGATCACTGCCCAGTCGCCCAGGTATTGGAGTTTGTAGCCAAAGGGGATCTTCTCCCCGTTCACCCTGGCGATCTCATCTTCTGGGACATCCCCGTCCTGGTTGTAGTCGAGGTTGGAATCGTAGAAAACCTTGGAATCGCACACATCACAGTGGCGGTAGTCGGCATATGCCAATGGGTCCTCCTTTTGGACAGGTGCTACACGGCCTTATGCAGCAGTTCAGGTTTGATTTCCGGGCACTCCGGAAAATAGCGACGAATGATGTCCGACTGGGCGGCCCATGCGGCGGCCCGTGTGGCCCGTGTGGCGTCCCATGCGGTCCATGCGGCGTCCCGTGCGGCGTCCCGTGCGGCGGCC